CCGCGCACACCGCTGCCACGGAACACTCGGAGAAAGAAGTTTTCAACTTGATCATTTCCATGATGGCCCAAAATCACAGTGTCAGCACCCACATTGCACAGGGCATGGTAGCGGGCCCGGCGGGCAGCACTTTCCAGATTGTTGCCCAGGCCTGCCAGACTGACGTCGATGATTTCACAAGGCATGCCGTATCGACTGCATGCCCCCTGAACAAAATCTGCCCAGGACTGGCTCGCCTCCTGAATGTTATGATTGACATGCACCACTCGGAAACTTTGCGTGAACCGGTCCTGGTACTGACCAAACCAGTGCAACAGCATCATGCTGTCAGCACCGCCACTTACTGCGATCACGCAATCGCGACTACGGGCCAGCATAGCCTGAACTGAACTCACAGACATAAGATGTTCAAAATATTCCATGCGCTCAAGATACAACACCAGGCTGGGGTTGTCAACTCTAAAAAAGGGCGTCGGGATAATACCGTTGAATCATGGCACGTAGTTTTTCACCGGCTGCGTTGTGACTCAACAGAGCATCTATGCCCCAGTGACGCGGGGTGGGAATGCTATCCAGTTTGCACCAGGTATATTCACTGCTTTCCCAGTTGAGTTGGGGACGGAATTGTTCGTCGACGATGACGGCAAAGAGTATGTAGGCGCTGGTGGGCACTTGGCTCTTTTGACTCCAGATCGCCTGGTGAGGCCACATGCGGAGATCTTGACTGATTTCCTCTTGAGCTTCACGGCAGGCAGTGGCCCAGGGCACCTCACCTGCTTCGCTGTGACCTCCCGGCACACTCCAGGTGTCGGGACTGTTTACCAGATTGCTGCGTCTGACAAACAGCCAGTTGTTGGTATCCTTGGCGTAAACCAATACGCCGGCAGCCTGGTGTTGATCGCGTTCGTGAAGTTCTTCTGTGAGCATGTGATATTTATCGCAATGCTGGCAGTTTCTTCAAGGCCGCAACTTCCTCGCGATAAATGCTGCGCATCTTGCGGGGATCGTTTAGGATGCTTTGATAGTCGGCAATGGTTTGTGTGAGCTCGGCGATTTTTGCCACAATCTCAGCGTAGGCATCACGTGCCCAGCGATAGCTTGGCAAGCCCGCAATGCGGTCCAGCTGGTCTGCATCAAGCGGGATCTTTGTGCAAATGGTGGAAATTTTGTCAACAATTTCAGCACGGTTCGCAGCCTTGCCCAGGAATGCTGGCAGGCCTTTGTCCATACAAGCCTGTAGTGCCAGATTCCAATGGAGCAACTTGCTGGTGTCGGCAATGAGTTTTTCATAACGCACCCGATACCAGTCCAGGCGCCATGTGACAAATTCTTCAATCAGTTGCCAGGCATCATCATACTGGCGGATGTTGTTGCCAGTCCAGTCCAGCACCACCAGCCGCTCCGAGCTCTTGCTGCGTAGCTTGAGAAATTCCAGGGCTCGAGTTTCTGTCCAGCCTGCAATGTCAGCGCGGCGGAAACGCACTTCCACACAGATGTCCTTGGTGCTGCGATCAGTGTATCCTGTGATCTGATCTTCGTCTTCCATCTTGTTGAGACGGCCACGGAAATCTTCCAAGCTGAGATCTGGTGGCAGTTCGGTCACTGTGACTGTGTTGCTGCCCACCGTGCATTTTCCTGTGAACTCATAGCTGTTGCCGCCCAGTGACTTCACCGCACAGCCCAGATATTCATAACAGGGCAGCAGTTCGGACCGTGTCTTTTTGTTGTCGATCACAGCCAATGTGGCATCCACAAGATCACTGAACTTTCTGGGCAGGATTTTGGTGCTCCAGCCCACTGCAATGCCGCTGATGCCGTTCAGCAGCACAAGCGGGATCAAGGGCAGGAAGTTCTGCGGCTCCATGACGCTGCCATCATAGTTTTCCTTGAGAGGAATGATGTCGTAATCGGGATAGATCAATCGGTCAGTGTGTTGACTCTTCTTGACATAGGTGTAACGAGGCGCACCCCAATCTGTGGGACCCACTCGTGTACCAAATGCACCTATGCCCTGCAACAAAGTGACATTGTTGCAATAGGGTGCGGCCATCATGCTGATTGCCTCGCTTGCCGACACGTCTCCATGTAGATAAACTGTCGAAACCATTTGCCCAGCGAGTGAAACGGTCTTGATTTTTTCATTGATAGTTTTGATGACAAACAGAGCTTTGCGTTGGCTATCCTTGAGTCCGTCGCATATGTTTGGAATTCCACGACTTTGGCAGACATAAATTGAGTAGTCTCGGCTGGATTCCAAGATGTGGTCGCTTGCTGTGATATTCATGGGTGTTCTTTCTCGTTGGGGATATCAAACTTCATGAGGCATTCCATGAGGTCTGTATGTTTGTCAAAAAGTGCTGTGACCACCATGAGTTGCTCGTGACTGGCAGGCATGGGGATCTTTTCTGCAACACAGGGTATTTCTTTATCAAACAACCAATCAAACAGATCCCTGTAGCTGTGTCGTAGACCCATCCACAGACCGGTGTCATAGTCAGCATCAAGGTCAGCACTCACGCGACGCTCAACAACACGTTGACGTATTACTTCAGCATGGGTCATTACACTGGTATCCGATCTTGTATTTGAAATCGCATGAGACATTCCATGAGGTCGGTGCGGTGCGGAAATAGGGCTGTAAAGATGTAACATGTTTCATCGAAATGGAGAAAGTATATCTTTTCTATTACAACTTGAATTTTTTTGTCTGTCAACCACAAGAAAAGATCGCCGTGATCCTCTGCTATCCCCTGCCAAAAGGCACTATTTGGAGCAGGATCCCATTGCCCGGGCGTGCGCCTCGCCACAACAATTTGTGGAGTGCGATGATCTTTGCGTTCATGGGGCTGAATATACAAGGGTATGTTATTCGCCATTTAGTGCAATAAACTCCTTGCGGGCGTCCGCTAATTTGTGATTGAATAACAAGTCCAGAACGCCTGCCAGTTTACCGTCGTCCTGGAGCCCAATCAAGCGCGGATTTGCCAAACTGTGAATCCAGTCTGCCTCTTCCAAGCTGCCCAGTCCCTTGGCTCGTACCGGCTTGGGCGCACCTCGCCAATCATCTGCATTGTATAAGTGATAGTCGTCTGCATACCAGTAGTGACGCTTTTTGCCCTTTTCCTGGATGATAAACGGAGTCTGGAACACATGAAACACCGGGGGCTGAGCGGGATCAAACAGCTCGGGCCATTGCAAGTAGAAAAAGTTCACCAACAGTGCGGTGATATTGGCACCATCAGGATCCTGATCGGCTGCCAGATACACTTGTCCATATCGCATTTGCCGGCGATCGGCTGTGCGCCCCAGGCTCAACCCCAGTGCCATCATGATGTCGGCAATGATGGCATTTTCCAGGATGGTTTTATTGCTCTCGCCTCGCACGTTGAGGATCTTGCCGCGCAGGGGCAGGGCACCGTGGATGTCGGGATTGCGAACTGCACTGAGGCTGCTCTTGGCCGAGTCACCTTCACAGATAAACAAAATGCACTTGCTGCGATCGCGTCCGTTGGCATCCAGCAATTTGGGCACCTTGGTGCGCATGAGTTTGCGATTGGCCTTGTTGACATCGGCATCGTCTTTCTTCTGTGTGCGAGCCGCACAACGAGCATAGATGCTGTCGATCCAGGATTTGTGTTGACGGAGTATGTTTTTGAAGGTGTTTTCGTCATCAAACTCGGCTTTGATGTAGCGATCCACTTCGTCGTTGATCAAGCGAGTCTTAGATTGTGAATCAAAATTTGGAGAATGCATGGTGGTGACATTGTAGATCAGCAAGCCTTCGGCACAATCGCTGCGATTGGGTGTCAAGCCACGCCGTTTGCTTTCGCGTTCCAGTGCCTTGAGCAAGCCACCAAAAAACAAGCGCCGGAATGTGTCGATGTGCTGACCTCCGTTGAAGGCCGGAATGTCGTTGACAGTGCTGTGGATATACTCGCCACTGGGGGCAAAGTCCGGCACCAGGTAATAGTTGCTGACAAACTTGTCGTGGTTGATACTCACTGTGACAGGCTTGCTGTCACCCAACAATGTCTTGTCGGCTGACTTGCCCACTACAACCTTGTGGTTGTTGAACGTGAATTTGATGTTGGGATGGTTGGCAGCAATCTCAAACACACGAGCCCGGACAAACTCCAGGGGCAGCACAGCGTTGGGGAACACTCGGCGGCTCAACTGAAAGGTCACTTGGCTGCCAGTCCTGTCACTCTTGTAATTGACCAAGCGCGGATCTTCGATCTTGAGCTCGGGAAACATGTCGCTGCCTTCGCTGAATGTCTGCTGAAACCGCTTGTTGTCTCTGCGAATATCAATACTGAACTGTTCGCAACAACTCACAACTACAGATGCACCAATGCCGTTGGTTCCACGAACTTCCTGTCGTTCGCCAAAGTTTCGGCCAGCGCGAGCATGTGTCAGTGCCAGTGTGGCTTTGTATAGCTGTTGCTCGCTATCCCAATCAATGGGGATGCCGCGTCCGTCGTCATATACACTGAACTTCAGGGTTTCAGGATCATAACCCACATCAATAGTTTTGCCGTGTCCATGCCCCACAACTTCGTCCAGGGCGTTGTCTAGGATTTCTCGGAATGCGCAATAAACCGCTGGAGTCCAGGTGACCTCTTGGGCTTCCAGAGATTTGCCGGTCCAGTTTATCACAGTCTGTGTGTGAGGGTTGCGACTGCCCAGATACATTTCTGTCCTGAGGCGATGGTGGGCATACTCGGTGAGTTTTACGATTTCTTCTGACATACTGTGCCCATGATAACACAGGCCCTGAAGTTTTGCAACCCCAGGACCTGATGTTGGTTGTCGTTTAGTTATGCGCGTCGGCTGACAAATTCATTGAGCTTGTTGGCCAGCTCTGTGATAGCGTCGCTGGTGATGGCCGGTGGCAGCTCAGGATATTCTACAACATGTTGATTGTTTTCCTGGGCCATGGCAATGTCACGTTTCTGGTAGTAGACATTTTCCAGTGCCATGTGCTTGCGATTCCACTCGTCCATGAGCAAATCCTTGCTCATCTTGAGTAGTTCCAGCCTAATTTCGTATGCGTCCATTTTAGTCTCCTGTGTGTTTGTGTGTAGTGGTAGTTTGGTTCTGTTTCCAAGCCCAAACTACCAAAAGCTCATACTGTCACTGCGGTCTAGGCAGAGAGAGCGACGGCAACGTTGTCGTTGGCGCTTATGTTGTTTCTTGCGTTCTAGAGGGTCTTTGAAATTATCTCTTGATCCCGAAGGACTACACCTCTACCGGAGCTCGCGCCCGTAATACCTACTTCAACCCTTACTGCCATCAGTCGATCCTATGTATGCCCCATTGGTGGAGCATTTGGGTAATGACCCCAAGTCCTGCCTGGTCTATTTGATTGCTATCAACAGCATCAATCATACTTATAACAATATCAAGTATTTGTGTCAAGCATATAATTCTGTAGCTTTTCCTGTCACAGCATGAATCACAACACCCTGATGGTCAAAAACCTTTACACTATCATAATGCATGTTGCTGACCAATGCCAGGGCTTCTTTGCGAGTGCGCTGATACACATCTGACGTTTCCAGCCTGCCGTTTACCCAGCGATGCACACGAATTTTATAAGCCATGGATTATCCCCCTAGTGATATTGGCTGAGCCAAATCTTCCTGCTCTTGTTGGTGTACTTATTCAAACGGCTTTGATTGATCTTGACGTTGAACCACCTCCAAAACCAGGCACGCTTGAGCGTGCGCACAATGTGGGCGCTGTCAACAGGGTTGGCAACAAACTCTGGTGCCAACCAGGGAATTTCTTTGCTTCCGATGACAGGAACACCTTGGTTGATCAAGTCGGCACTGACAATGTTGAATGTTTCGCTCAAACTCACTTGCATACCCAGGTCCATGGTGCTGCACAACTCCAGGAACTCCTCACGTGGACGCCAGTCGTGATTTATCAGTTCATGTCCTTGATCATGCAGTTGCTCAAACATACCTTTCAGGTTGTTCAGCATGGGCTCGCCCTTCATTTCCACACGCCCGCCGTTGATGTGGAATCTCAACTTGAGTTTTCGGTCTTGTGCAAACTTCAATGCCGCATGCGCTTGAACCAAATGATTCTTGAGTGGTCGCACTGCACCAAAACAAGCAATATCAATATAACCATCTTTGCGTTTGCGAGCTGTTCGCACATGCTTTTGGCTGTAGAAGTTGGGTTGATAAATCACGCGCTGTTGAGTTGTTTGGTCGTCCCAACCCATGACAGACTTGAGATAGTAACGAGTTTCTCGCAGAAATCTAGGGGCGTTGCAACTGATAATGATGTTGGGGTTCTTGACATAATCACCCAACCAGTCCATGGCAATCCCCTCGCCGGCCATAAAGGGCATTTCGCTGTGACAGCGTATGATCCATTCCACGTTGGGATGCAGGGTGCTCAAGATTGCAAATTTGCTGGGCACCACCCACAGTGCTTCGATAATAACATGTGTGGGTCTGTAGAGAGTCACTTCGCGATCGATACTGTTGTTATCCACTACCACAACCAGTTTGGTGTGAACTCCAGCTTGTTTCAACATGTCATGCACATAGTTGGCACTGTTGTACAGGCCCGTGCTCAGTGTCACACTGTGTCCATGTGCCGTTTGACTATAATCTTCGCGTCTCTTTAAAATAAACAATACTCGGTCTCGGGCCATGACAGATTCCTTTAGTTTACCGGGGTGTTAACTGTGATACGCTGGCTGAGATAACGCCAACACATAGTGGCGGCTGCCAGACTTGTTATGTCACTGTGATCATAAGCCGGGGCCACTTCCACACAGTCCATGCCTATAAAGTTGAGTTCATTTAGGCCATCCAGGAGATCCTGTAGCCACATTGTAGTGAGTCCGCCAGTCTCTGGAGTGCCGGTGCCTGGAGCATAGGCAGGATCCAGTACATCTATGTCCAGGGACAGATAACAGGGTCGATCACCCACTTGTGATTTTATAATGTTGCACAAGTTGTTGGCATATGCGGCGCGGCGGGAAGTTATTGTCAAACCTCCGCAACTTTCCAGAAAACCACGGCTGGCAGGGTCGGCGGCACTGCGCACACCCACACTCACAGTGTGCGCAGGATTGATCAGGCCTTCGTTAATGGCATTGAACATCCACGTGCCATGCCCCACTGGCTGGTCTCCGTGACTGCTCCAAGTATCGCAATGAGCATCAAGATGCACAACTGCAATGTCGCTGTATCGCATTTTCATAGCTCGGAGTATACCCAGTGTGATCATGTGATCACCGCCCAGGCTCACAACATGATGTTGCGCTGCTTGCAGTTGTGCCATGACATTTTGTATTTGTTGCAGGGCCACCAAGCTGTTGCCGGTGGCCAAGCTGATGTCACCCATGTCGGTCACACAAGTTGCGACGTCTGCAGGCCATTCAGCACACTGACCATCTGTCAACATCATGCTGGCTCGACGTATGGCACCGGGCCCCATGCGAGTGCCACTGCGATAAGTTGTTGCACAATCAATAGGCATGCCCAACACAACAAATTCAGTTTGAGGCTGTGGGCTGTGGCGTGTTTTGCAGAAGGTCTGAATGCCTTGAAATGGCAAGTTCATGCTAGACAAGTCCTGTGGTGGGAAGGGTCAAACCGCTGGTGCTGCTGATATAGTTTTTCTTAATGGCCTCACCTGCAGGCAACATGGCTGTAATGTGGCCACGGTTCAAGGTGACTGGGGTTTCCCAATCTGCGCCCAGCATAAACCCCGGTGTCATGCCAATGCTCACTTGGCCAGTGCGTTGGTCCATGGTGAGATCCACGATCAATGTTTTTGTCAGGGTGACGCTCATGGTGTCTATAGCCGATATTTTACCCACCACCTCTTGCCCGCTCTGTAACTTGCATGACACGATGGTGCCTGTTTCGATATTTTTAGGTGCTGTGATTAACATGATTATTTCCTATCTTGTGGCTGGCACCATGCCGCCTGCGAGTGATTGAACAATGCTGTGGTTATATTTGTCGGGTATGTCCCAGCGGCGCCCCACATATAACACACCCCTCAGTTGACCTCTACCCCAATTAACTTGGCAAACATCACTGCCTTGGTTTCCGCCAATGACTTGAAGATTTCCAGTGCTGGGGTCCACGCCTCGAACAAAGCATATGTGGCTACAAGCAAATATCAAAATGTCGTTTCTGCGCCAGGCCTCATACTGTGTAACAGGAATACTTTGCCCGTATCCGTTGTAACCATATGCACGAAGATTTCCCTGCACATAGGGCAGACCGCTGCGTTTGAGCATGGTCCCGGCAAATGCTGCACACCACGACGGTGCATCACTGTGCAGTTCACTGTGCCCCATGTCGGCGAAACACGCCAAAATGTTGGCATTTGTGCCGGTTCTTCGCCACCTTCCCGCGCCAGCTTCAGCCAAAGCATTGTTGAGATTTATTTCCAAAACTTCGTAGGGTGTGCTGCCGGGAGGTATAGACACAGGCTGACTCACAGTGATAGGGTTACCCTGGAAATCGGCTCCAGTTGCCCCCACAGCAGGTAAATCACCTTGTATTGTGTTTACGGTGGTGCCCACACCCAGTCCCCCCACAACCAGTTGCCCGTAGCTCAAGGGGTTGTTGGCAGCTTCTGCTTGACTCTGCGCTATCAGCGCCTGTTGTTCAGCTGTAAATGCCGGCTGTTCAGGGTCTTGTGGTATGTTGGCACTGAAAATTGCACTGTCGCCCGCCTGAGGCGGCTTCCACAGTGCCACTGGCACTTTGTTTACATAAACATTGGTACTGTGATATACGTCTTGACCTTTGTAGCTGGGGGGATTTAAGGGCATGTGTTATCCTGTGATCTTGGGGTGTTTCACCAAATCATCGTAACCACCCACATACTCTCCATCAAGCCAAATCTGTGGTACAGTTCGGGCTTGAGGAACTCTTTGCAGCAACACAGCTCGATCGCCCAGACTCTGGTGCGGTTCCAATTCAAGGGTCGCAGGAGTCCCAAGTATATGCTCCTGATATGGGATATTTAGTTGTTGCAAAAGTGCCTTGGCACGGGTGCAATAGGGGCATGATGGGGTTTGCCGGGTCCAGATTTCAGCTTGTGTTGTCATAGTGACAATAATACATGCTGCCCAGCAAAATTCCAAATACAAAATCCATAAATATTGTAACATCAGGGGTTATACATGAGCAACATAGTAGCGAGTCTAC